TTGAACCAAGATATGCGCAACGAGTTTTTGAATGTTGCTAAGGCTAAGATGATTGTGTTCGTGCGCACCAATGATGACCAAATCTTGTTGGTAGGTACAACTGAAGGTTCGCAGCTTACTGCAGGTACTGTTCAATCGGGACAGCAGAAAGCGGATTTGATGGGTTACCAAGTGACAACTACTGCAGAGAACCTTGAGCCTGCTGTACACCTTGAGCCTTTTACTTCAGTACCATTCGATAACTTCGCTGGTATTACTGTAAGCCCTGCTTACTAAGATAGTTTTCCGTTGTGTTCTTGTTGTATTCTAAAGGGGGCAGGTTTTTACTTGCCCCTTTTTAAATAAAGTAGCATGATATATTTACAGACTAACACACCAACACAGCAAGTGTTTTTGTCACTTGACGAAGCACGGCAATACTTTGCCACACCATATACAGATTATTTGATTGTGCTAACTCACGAAGAGAATAGCACTACGGGCAATAAGCTTGCACAGGTTGCAACCATTCTCAACGAGAACACACGTATAACACAGCTTGAAATAACAACTGTTGGCCTTACCTTAGCGGGCAGATACAGGTATGAAGTGTACGGCCAAAACTCTAATAGTAATATTAACCCGGCAAGTGGTCTTGTTATTGGTTTGGTGGAGCGTGGATATGCTGTATTGAATCACAATACTACATGGTTTGATGTGCCTGTTGTAACAATACCAAACGATATAATCTATGAACCATAACGAATCGAATATAGTATCATTAAAACTTAGTGAGTACGTTGCTAAGTCCGATGCCGAAAAAGTTGACCGCAAAGGTTGGGTAAACTACGGTGATCAAAATGATTTTCCACAATACTTACGTGACCTTGCTCACGAATCACCAGTGCATGGTAGTTTGGTTGTTGCCATTGGTGACATGATAGCGGGAAAGGGAATTAAGTCTGAGCAATACCAAGCCGAACTTGATGCACTTGACATAAACACTTTGACCTATGCAACCGCGCATGACTTAAAGTTGTTTGGTGGGTTTTTTATTGAAGTGATTTGGAGCAACGACCGCACGGTTATATCAAAGCTTAACGCGATACCATTCGAAGAATGCCGCATTGCGGTTAATCAAGATGACGATAGTGAAATAGGAATCTTTCACAGCTACGATTGGAGCAATACACGCAAGAAAAAGAACACACCTGAGTTTATTCCTAAGTACAACTACCTAACACGTGAGCAGGAGCCACGTCAAATCTACTGGTGCTTCACTTATACAGGCAGCGACACCTACCCTCGCCCCGATTACTGGTCTGCCATCAACTACATCGAGTTAGATAAGCAAATTTCTATATTCCATATCAACCAAATTTCAAACGGTTTATTCCCTTCTACTATCATTAACTTCTACAACGGGCAAGCAACGCCTGAGCAGAAGCAACAAATGATGATGGACTGGGAGAACAAGATGAGTGGTGCACGTAATGCAGGAAAGGTTGTGATGTTCTTTAACGAGCGCGATCAACCAAAGACTGAAATTACACCATTCCCCGTTAACGATGCGGACAAGCAGTATCAACTAATGGATACTACCGCAACTCAAAAGATTATTACAGCCCACCGCGTGACTACGCCTTTGCTGTTTGGTATTCGCGACACTGGCGGTGGATTTGGTAGCAACAAAGATGAAATGGCTACGGGTCTTGAAATATTCAACAAACAAGTTGTAGAACCGTATCAGGCAAAAATCAATAAAAGTATTGAGGAACTACTTAGCAAACAATTGCCCGGTGTAACTTTCGAAATTGTACCCAACACACCACTTGTCATTGAACAAAAAGCTGAAGTAGTTGAAACAACTGTCGAGCCTGTTGTTGCCTCGTCATTAGACACTGAACAAATTAGTTCAATTGTACAGGCCACATTGATGGCTTTTGAAAAAAAAAAAGTAGCTGCTGAAGAAACGGTAGGTGATGCGCTTATTGCACTTGGTGAAGATTGGAAAGAGGAATGGATTTTAATTGATAGCTACAACGCAGATGAGGAAATTGAACACGAGTTTGCAGTCCGCACAGGTGCAGCTCGACCAGCTGCTAAGAGTGAGCAGGATGCCATTATCGATGGTAAGTATTTTATTACTCGTTACGTTTACGCAGGCAGCTTTACTCATGATAATATGCGCCCATTCTGCAAGAAGATGGTTGAAGCGGGCAAGCTATACCGCAAAGAAGACATTGTGTCGATGGAGAATGTAGCGGTTAATCCGGGATGGGGGCCGAACGGTGCGGACACTTACGATATTTGGTTTTACAAAGGCGGTGGTAACTGCCGACACTTTTGGGAAAAGCGTGTATATGTAGATGCAACAGGTGCTAAGATTAACCCTAATGACCCGGATGCAAAACGTATCGCTGTATCACTTGCTGAACGTATGGGATATAAAGTGCGCAACAATTCATTAGTGGCAAAGCTACCTGAAGACATGCCTTATAACGGCTTTCTACCAACTAACCCTATTTACGGAAATCAATAATTACAACTATGCCAGAAGTATTACTAATATCAGAGAACTATATCAAAAAATATAGCACGGTGAACGGAAGTGTTGACCCTAACCTGTTATACCCATCAATCTATTTAGCACAGGACAAGTGGTTACTTCCCTTTTTGGGAACTGATTTGCTCAATAAGATTAAGGCCGATGTAGCCGCTAACACAATATCGGGCAACTATCAAGTATTACTTGTCGATTACATCCAAAAGATGCTCCTGTGGTGGGTTATGGTGGACGTTACGCCAAACCTTTGCTATCGTATGGACAATGGCACACTAGTGCAACGCCAGTCTGAGGACACCGTGCCCGTATCGGATGCTGTTATGAAGGATATGATAGATCGTGCACGCCAAAACGCACAGCACTACACAACATTGCTAGTCGATTACTTGTGTGCTAACAGCAGTTTGTTTCCTGAATATAGCACAGCGCAATGGCCAGACCGTTCACCACGTACGGACGTGACCAACACACTGAACTATCAATTCAGCACCGGTAACACGTCGACTTCATTCCGCCCTACTTACTCACGTAACATCATTAATCGCATACCATGAGTGATAAGAAAACACTGAAGCAAGATTACACTGAGCGTTTACGCAAGTATGAGCGTGAACTATCACTAAAACTGAGAGCCAATGGCAGCAAAGAAGCAGACAAGCGCACAACCAAATAAGGTTGATGTAAAAGGATTGCGCTACAAGCTGCAGTTATTTGATGGCTTTTGGTCAATACCACTTGCCTTTTTACTATTTGCTGTATCGGGCACGCTATCGGTTGCCTATTTTGGTGATGCACTTATAAGCACCGAATACATCCAGTATATTGTATTGGCGGCAATGGTCATGGTGTTTGCAAACTTCGTGGTTTTTTTGGGTATTAGATTCAATTTTCGGGCACTACAACGGGAGATATATAACAAGGAAGTTAAGTACGAAATAAACACCTATCTAACGACATGGCAAAAGGTTGTATTGTACCTGCTATTATATGCTTTCTACTTTGCTGCATACCTGTATATTTTACACATGCTGATGACGGTTACTGCGTAAGGGTAACGGCTTCATCATTCGTAGGTGTAAAGGAGAAAGGCGGCAATAACATGGGCTTTAACGACAAGGCTCTGCTCGTCCTTATGAAGCAAGAAGGTTGGAAGCCCGGCTATGCATGGTGTTCTTTCTTTGTCATGGCTATGCTTAACGAGTGTGGCATCCCGCACACAATTACAGGTTGGTCACCTACTGCATACAACCGCAATGATGTAATCTTTACTGAAGGAAAGTTCGTGCAAGCATTCAGCGACAAGGATGCGCTGGTAATGACGTTAAGTTACAACAGCTTTAAGAATAAACGATACAAGGGTATTGGTCACACTGGTATCGTGGACAAGGTAGGCAAGTATTCCGTACGCACCATTGAAGGTAACACCAATGAACAGGGCATGCGCGATAGCCGTACACGTGATGGGGTGTACTATAAGATTCGTCCACTAACTAAACAACTACACATAACGCGATGGGGAAAAAAACAAAGCTAGGCATTGGTCTAGGTATTACCATTCTTGCACTGGCTGTGATATTCAGCGTACGCACGTGCAATCGTCCCGTAACAAATCCTGCAGTAAAAAGGTTACAGGATGTCAATGATTCACTTTACCAAATCATTCAAGTAAACAACTCCAAAACGGATAGCCTATTTGCTAAGATTGATTCACTACAGGTGCATCAGGACACCATTATCCAACAGCAACAAATCACTAATGAAATCTACCGCAATGAAACTTACAACATTCTTTCTGCTACTCCTAGTGCTACCAATAACCAGTTCCGCACAACGCTCAAAAAATCGGACAGCCTACTCAAAGCAGGATTTTACACCCGAACTTACAACTTACGATCAGCAACTTTTCAGTCTCAACTACAATAGCATGTTGTACTGGTATAACACAGCACAGGAAATAGACAGTTTATACCAGATGGAGCGGTTAAAGGTTACATACTACGCAAAGATTACAGGCATACAGGCGGCGAGTTATGAAACGTTAGCTGAAATCTATAAGAATAAGCAAAGCATCGATAAGGCCGTAGCTACTGAGAAAGACAATGAGATTAAAGAACTAAAGAAACGCAACAGGCGGTTAATAATTTCCAACACAGCCATGACTTTAGGTGTCACAGCGTTAGCTTTTTCTACTATATATTTTGCAATACTATAAAGATGGACATTCAGCCAAGAGATATCATAACAATTATTGGTGGTGCGGTATCGCTCACGGGGTTGTATTACGCTTTGAAGCGTGATGTTGTAAAGGTGTCGAGCGCACTGGGTAAAGTAGAATCATACCATAAACGAGAGGTAACAATGTTATCGGATTCAATCAAAGAAACTAAAGAAGAGTTTAACACCAAGCTAAACGTTATGAAAGAAGAACAAAACAAAGCCATTGACAAGCTCGAAAAAAAGATTGACGTTATTGCTGCGCAGAACTTGACCATCAGCACCAATCTTGCGGAGTTAGCCGGGTTTATCAGGGGCACTAAATAACACCATATGCACGGACCATATGCGGAAATCTATAAAGAGATACACGCAGGTGAGGGTACGATAGCAGACCGCCTTCGCGCTGCTATGAAACGCCATAACATCAAAATGAAATACGGCTCATTTGAGCGGTTATATTTTGGTTGGCGTAAAAGACATAGCGTCGAACTTGAAACCCCTGTTAAAAAGCCTGTAAACGGCAACCTGTCCAAACTTGAAAACCATTTTACTGACTTCGGGAACATGGTAAACGAGTTGATGCCTGAAGCAAGTAACCCGCTTGACCTGCCACCATCACAGGAATCAAATTACAAGCCTTACAAATTACCGATAAACCACAATAACATTCTTATAATCGGTGACATTCACGTGCCATACCACAACATACAGGCGTTAACGCTTGCATTGAAGTATGGACTGGAGAATGAGGTCAACACCATCCTGCTCAATGGTGACATAATCGACTTCTATGCTATCAGTCGTTTTGAGAAAGACCCGCGTAAACGTAACTTCGGGCATGAGGTGTTAATGACAAGGCAGTTTCTTGCCACGCTACGCAAGCTATTCCCGAACGCTGCTATCTATTACAAGTGCGGCAACCATGATGTAAGGTATGACCATTACATTATGCGAAATGCGCCTGACCTTTTGGGTATGGATGAGTTCAACTTTGAATCACTCATGCACTTAGATCAACACAACATCACTTTCATTCCGGATAAGCAAATCATTCACGCAGGCAAGTTGACTATTTTACACGGGCATGAGTTAGGTGCATCGGTATTCAGTCCTGTAAACATCGCACGTGGGTTATTCCTAAGAGCAAAGGACAGCGCATTGTGTGGACACCATCACCAGGCGAGTGAACACACCGAGCCTAACATCAATGGCAAGCTAACAACGTGTTGGAGTGTGGCTTGTTTGTGCGAGTTGCACCCTGACTACATGCCCATCAATAAACACCACCACGGGTTTGCGCATGTACGTGTAATGGACACGGGCGAATTTGAAGTAAACAATTACAGAATTGTCAATGGTAAGATTAGATAACAAAAGGGCCCCACGTTAGGAGCCTTTTGTATCAATCAATAACAAAAACAATAATGCAATGAACCATTACACTAAGTCGCAAATATAGCACAATGAAAGGCAAGCCACATCCAAAAGTCGTACA